CCTTATTTACCTTTTTTTCTTCCAGAGGTGAAGGACTCTATTGCGCCTCCACCAAAATAAAAACCTAAAATTAAAAGCATCGCATAATTAATTTGAAACTGCTCCATGACCTGGGATACAGAAGACGGGTCTCCTTTCCCAGTTAGTGTCATGGCAAGAACTATGATAAAACAAGATACATAAGTCAAACCGAACATCAGCGCAAGATATCGCTGAGCCACTTTAAACGGAGCATACGAGTTCATCAAAGCTACCTTGGCTTGTGTCTTCGCTTCAATCGACTCAGTTTCAGAAGTGTGCATGTCATCAATCAAATCCATACCTTTCTTGATGACTGTCTCGCTCCCTAATATTTTTCCTAATACGCCTAAAATCATGTGTTTTCTCCTAACTGATCTGTCGGGATGCAAATTAACTGATAATTGATGATTGGTTTGCCCAACCTAATCACTCCTTCTGCACGTTCTTGCATACACGAATTAGCAGTCGGAAACGCATCAACTATGCTCATATAGAACATACTTCCTTCTATTGTTATGAGCATCAAAATCCATGTCATTTCAGTATCTTCGTATTCTTTGGATTGACCCACTCTGGTATGCAATACGCCTGTACTTTACGCTTTGTCCAGTAGTTATACCGTGTACGACTGACTCGTTCTGCAAAATAGTTGCATCGATTAATTGAATAAAAATATGCCTTCTTATCAGGTATGACTTTTCCTTCAGCAGTCATAACTATCAGCGCAAAAACATAGATCACTCACCTAGCTTCCTTCTTCGCTTGATACGCCGATGCACCAAAGAACGATGCCACTAACGCAGACACGGCTATAAAATACGTCCCCGCGATGTCAGCAATGAGTTCAGCCGCTTTATCAAGTCCAACAAAGCTACATATAAAAATACCACTGGGATACAACAATAGACCAGCCAGCGCAAACCACGCCATTTTTCTGATTGCATCCCTTTGCGAATTATCATCAGCAATTTTAAGCCTTCGATCTTCCAACTCAAGAACAGCAAGCTCATGCGGATCGATAATGCCGTTTTCATTTGTGTCATATTTTTTCAATTCACTCATACTGCCCTCAGAGTAGAGAGCCAATATACAAAACCACCGACCGCACCCAATCCCAACAAACACATAAATACAATGACCACAGACTTAACGATATCAGCGTTTTTCTTTTGTCTTGCCACCCTTGCTTTCTTCTGTGCTTCCAACGCCTCATCACGATTGCGCTTGGCCTCTGCTTGGAACCTCAAAAAATCAGTGTATAGATTTGCTCGTCCTTGATAAATCAACATATCTTTAAGCTCAATCTCAGCTTGTTTTAATTTCTCAAGATGTAAAAAGTTCTCAAGATCAGAGCCCGTAGATCCAGCCCCGCCTGATTTTTTCTGTATTTCTGCTTTTGCATCGAAATATTGACCAAGTTGAGATGCGCAATCTGTGATGTCTTTACCATTTTTCAATAGCTCCTTCACAGCGCCTATGGCTGTGTTAGCTGTTTGAACTACTGCAATGGCTTCAAATATCACCTAATGTTCCTATGATGTTCGAGGAGGTTTTTGCATCGCTGCTAATTGTTTCATTCGCTCTCGCTCTGCCGCAGCCTCTATGCGAGCAAACGTCTGACGCTCCTGGCTTTGTAATCTTTGCTGGAACTCTCCAGCTTTTTGTTGAGCACGATTACGATCGAACTCAAGTTCTGCCTGATCCTGTTGAATATCCGCCTGTGCCTGCATTTCACGAATCTTCAATTCTTTCTCTTTCAAAGAAACTACAGGATCGGGTTGATCTGAGCCAGATAGCTGTTTGCTTAATGTCCTCAACGCTTGCATGCCTTCTGCAACAAGTGCGGCAATACGCGATTCTAGTTGAATTGCCTGCTCCCGAGATATTTGTTGCGTTAGTTGAGCACCCATTTCAGTCATCGCCTGTTCTTTAGCTTGTAGTTCAACGTGTTCTAAAATGTGTTTTTGTAAAC